GGTTAAAAAGGCTGATACTGAAAAACTAAGAAAGAAAAAATGATTAATACTTTCAAGCAGCATTATATCTCTGAAGCGAAAGATGATACTGTCATTATTAATTTTGGCCGCTTCAATCCACCTACTAATGGTCATGAGAAGTTATTAGATAAATCCATGTCTGCTGGTTCTGGTACTCACAGAGTATATGCTTCTCAATCAAACGATCCTAAAAAGAACCCTCTTCAATATAAAGAAAAGGTTAAATGGATGCGTAAGATGTTTCCTAAACACGCCAGACATATCTTATTAGATAAGAAAGTAAGAAATATGTTTGATGCTTTAGTTGTTGCTCATAATGATGGCTTTAAGAATTGTATAGTAGTAGTGGGTTCTGATAGGGTAAAGGAATTTGATACTGTTCTTAAAAAATATAATGGTGTGAAGGCAAGGCATGGTTTATATGAATTTAAATCATTAAAGATTGTTTCTGCGGGTGATAGAGACCCTGATGCTGATGATGTTTCAGGCATGTCCGCTTCTAAATTAAGAGCGGCGGCAAAGAACAACGACTTACAAACATTCACGAAAGGTATGCCTAAAGGATTTAAGGATGCGACGGGATTAATGAATGCTGTAAGAAGTGGTATGGGCTTGAAGGAATCTTATTCTTTCAGACAAGATATTAAATTAAAAAGAGAATCACATTTAAGAGAGAAGTATGTGTCTGGTGACCTATTTAAAGTAGGTGATGACATCGTAGTAATTGATTCTTTAAAGATGGGAACTATAAATAAGTTATGTCCTAATCATGTAGAAGTAATGTTGGAATCTGGTGAAAAAGAAAACTTCTGGATTTCGGATATATGTTTAAATAATTAATAGGAGATAATATGAATCTTAAAAAAGCGGGTCCTTATGCTAATGGCAAAGCTACAGAGAATGGCATCATAGCCCCTAACGGCACTTACCTACTAGCTACTAAATTAACAAAAGCTCAATGTGATGAGTTTAACGGTGTAAAAAAGAAGTCTTCAAAAAAAAAGAAGTAAAAGAGAAGAAATCTTTATTTAATAAGATTTTTGGTTGATTTCATATTCAAGTTATAGTATAATATATAATGGAACTTACAGAAGATAACTGGGAGTTATATGCGTCGAAACAATATTCGAAGAATAAGTTTGTTACGACCTATGATTTTAAAAGTGATTGTGCAAGGTTTAGATACATAAAACAACTCTTTCGTCGTTACTATAGTGATGATGAATTAAGAGAAAGATTAATTCTAAATCATATAATCATTTTAGGTAATGTCCTAGGACCGAAATGTACTGCTGAAATACTCATGATGCTTACAGATGATATCATGAAGCCGATAGCAAAGTCGTTTTTAGTTTATCTAAATTATCTTCCGGAAGATTTTTATGTCGAAGTTCCATTGGATAGTGGTATTGTAGATGCTTTAAGGAGTTTATAATTGGGTGTATCAAGAGCAGCAGATCTTTATTATACATTTAGATTTGTTAAATTATTGTCAACAAAATGGACCGATACGGATGCTTACGCCGAAGGTATCATTGACGATAAAGGAAAAGTCTTAATTAAACAAAGAGATCTTACTACTACCGCACAAAAAGACGCCTATACAACATTCCATCGTTTAGTATTTAATATGAAACGATTGATGGAAAAGTTACCAGGCGGAAAAATGAAAATTGCTAGTTACGCAGCAGCTTTATATTTATTAAGAGAAGAGACAGGTGTTGAGATTGATGATTATCTTGATGCTATGGGTGTGCAAGGGTATGGCCATTTAAAAGAAGACGTCCATACTTTTAAACATTCCCAATATTTATTAAGTGAAGATATCTACGGCGCCTCGAAAGGAGAACCCATCACAATTGGAGATCATACTCCGGTAGATTACGTTGCAGGTATCGCTATATATAAATCTAAAGAAGGATTATACTTCACCCTAGATAATATACAATAATTGAGAGTTTAAATAATGGTAAATTTGGTTGTCACCAAGCGTGATGGTTCTACTGAGCCCTTCACATTAAGAAAAATTCACAGAGTATTAGAATGGGCCACAGAAGGCTTATCTAATGTATCCGTATCTGAAGTTGAATTAAAGGCTAATACTTCTTTATATGATTCAATGGATACTAATTCTATTCATGAGTTATTAATTAAATCAAGTGCTGATCTTATTTCAGAAAAGACCCCTAACTATCAATACGTCGCTGCACGTTTAATCAACTATAAATTACGTAAAGATGTATATGGCCAATATGAGCCTATCGATGTATATTCGCATATTAAAAAGAATATTCATGAAGGTGTTTATGATGCTGATATCTTAAATCAATATACCTCAGAAGAATTTAAATACGTAACAGAAAATATTATTAAACATGAAAGAGATGATGATTTCACTTACGTGGGAATGGAACAATTTAGAGGTAAATATTTAGTACAAAATAGAGCAACAGGTGTTCTTTATGAAACTCCTCAAATGCTTTATGCTATGATATCAATGACTTTATTTGCTAAATACGACAAAGATATTAGAATGAAATACGTCAAGGATTTTTATGACGCTATTTCACAATTTTATATCTCTCTTCCTACGCCTATTATGGCAGGGGTAAGAACTCCCACAAGACAATTTTCTTCTTGTGTGGTATTAGAGAGTGATGACAGTTTAAATAGTATTAATGCTGCTGCATCCTCTATTGTAAGTTATATTTCAAAGAAAGCGGGGTTAGGAATAAATGCTGGAAAGATTAGAGCTGTGGGTTCACATATCGGAGACGGGAGCGTTGTCCATACTGGCCTCATACCCTTTTTAAAATACTTTAAAGCCGCAGTTAAGAGCTGCTGTTTAACCCCAGACACCTATGTCGAGGTCCTAGAAGATACCCAACGAATTAAACTGAAAGACCTTAAAGAAGGTATGAAGATCAAAACTGTTGGTAGTCATGGTATTGACTTTAAACCAGTTGAAAAAATCATGCCTACTACAGTAGTCCGAGATAGACAGAGACATATAGTTTTTGAAAATGGTTGTGAATTACATTGCTCGGACAATCACCCTATTATGGTTAAATCTGGAGATAATATTATCGAGAAGTACCCTGATGATTTGAATGCCTGGGATGAGGTAGTGACTGATCTTGGTATCACAAAAATAGTTAAGACCATAAAGGGTGATATCAGGCCAGAAGACTATATTGATATCACCGTCGCTGACACACATACATTCTTTGCTTCAAATAATAAAGAAGGCGAAATGATATTAACGCATAATTCTCAAGGTGGAGTTAGGGGTGGTGCTGCTACTGTCTATTTCCCATTATGGCATTATGAATTTGAGGATTTAGTTGTATTAAAGAATAATAAGGGAACAGAAGAAACTAGAGTAAGAGAATTAGATTATTGTTTTCAATTCAATAAACTAATGTATGAACGCCTACTGTCGGGTGGAGATATTACATTCTTTAGTCCTGCTGATGTACCAGGCTTATATGATGCATTCTGTGAAGATCAAGAGGAATTCGTACGTTTATATGAAATGTATGAAAAGAAAAGAAAGATTCGTAAGAAGTCTATTCCTGCTATTGAAGTATTCTCTATGTTCTTAACAGAAAGAAAAGAAACTGGTAGAATCTATTTACAGAATATTGATCATGCAAATACTCATGGTGCTTTCATTGAAGAAGAAGCTCCAATTCATCAAAGTAATTTATGTTGTGAAATTGACCTTCCCTCCAAGGGATTAACTAGTTATGATGATAGTGAAAACGGGGAAATCTCTTTATGTACATTAGCCGCTATTAATTGGGGACAGATATCTAAACCCAAGAAATTTGAGAAATACTGTGATCTTACAGTAAGAGCTTTGGATGAATTATTAGATTATCAGGATTATCCTGTAGCTGCAGCTGAAATATCTACTTATGACAGAAGACCACTTGGTGTTGGTATTATTAATTTCGCACATTTCTTAGCCAAGAGAGGGTTAAAGTATAATGAAGAAGCATTAAAAACTGTTGATGAGTATGCAGAGGCTTGGTCTTATTATTTAATAAAGGCAAGTAATGATTTAGCTATTGAGAAGGGTGCTGCTCCTAAATGTTATGAAACAAAATATGGTGAAGGTATTCTTCCGATCGATACTTATAAAAAAGAAGTTGATGAGTTAGTTAAACATACAGAAAGAATGGATTGGAAGTCTTTAAGAAATAATCTTAGGGATCATGGTATTCGAAACTCTACTCTTATGGCATTAATGCCTGCGGAGACAAGTGCTTCAGTAAGTAATTCTACTAATGGTGTGGAACCTCCAAGAGCTTTAGTGTCATATAAACAAAGTAAGGATGGTGTTATGGCTCAAGTAGTACCGGGTTATCATAACTTAAAGAATAAGTATGATTTGCTATGGGATCAGAGTGGACCTGATGGATATTTAAAGATTATGGCAATACTTCAGAAATATATCGATCAAGGTATATCGGTAAATACAAGTTACAATCCCTCACATTATGAAGATAATAAAATTCCGATGAGTGAGATGATTAAAGATCTTATTACATTCTATAAGTATGGCGGAAAACAGTTATATTATTTTAATACAAATGATATGGCGGGTGATGAAAGTGACGATTGTGTGTCTTGCAAAATATAAATAAATCATAATATACTAATGGAGCCTAATATGGCAAAAGAACTATACAACACACCCAACCTTGATGAGTTGGAAAATGGACCTTGGCCGAGTTTCGTAACAGGTCTAAAGAGACTAGCAACAGATGATCACGACGGCGCTGGAATGGTACGTGATGTTCTTGCTACATTAGAAACATCCTACGTAACCAAAAAAGGATATTGGAAAGGTGGCACCGTTGGTGTTGTTGGTTACGGCGGAGGAGTCATTCCTCGCTTCAATGAACTTAAAGATGAAAATGGTGATTACAAATTCAAAGACGCTGGTCAGTTCCATACACTTCGTATTCAACCACCTGCAGGTATGCATTACACATCACAGTTATTAAGAGATCTAAGTGATATGTTTGTTGATAATGGTGGATCCGGGTTGATTGCTTTTCATGGTCAAAGTGGTGATATAATGATGCAAGGA